GAGGGCCGAAATGCGAACAAGGTATCGCCCCGGAACGTCTGGCATAAACTCATGATCTTGATCCTCGTCCCCAGGAACAACCGATACGAGCGTAGCGGAGCTATCAAAAGGACGGCACAGTTCCCAAGAAGCGTCAGAGTACTCCACACCCCAAACAAACCCAGTAGTGGTCACTCTAGTAGAGACTAAAACGTCCTTGTTCTTGGCGGGCGAGGGGAATATGTCCACACCCTGTACAAACTGAAACTCGAAAGCCATGACCCCTCCTCACAGCCCAAATGGGTCTGTACCGTAGTGCTTGACGCCAAAGCCGCCACTGAGCGGAGCCAAGGAAGTCTCCGTGATGACCTCCGCACGCATAAAGTGCGGCAGCAAAAAGTCAACCATGCGCTCCACCTTAGTAACCACGGCGTCTGGTAGTATGCCAGATACGCCCCATATCTGCTTTAGCACTATGAGCACAACGTCGTCGTTCTGCCAAGAATCAGTAGACGGTGTGTAGCACACCACGTCGTCATAAGTACCAGCGCCAACTTCCATGTCGGGGTTGGTACTATCGTAAGTGACCTGCAACTGTAGATACTGACCTACTATGGCCGCCCAATCTCCATCCACCGTAGCGTCCCATCCAGTGGGAGGTATCAGGGGATCAAGCTCGTCATCCTCAATCGTGTTCAGCACCCACCGCCAACCCTCGTAAATCTCGACGTCCCAACCAGTGATGATCCTGAGTGTGTACCGCAGCGCATTTACCGCCCCTTTCCGCTGTAAAATCTCTGCGGCGTGAGCCGTCTCGCTACGACGGACGTTACACGGAAGATCGAAGTTGGTGGGCCAGCCAAGAAGCCAGTCCAGATAAGGAAGCCGTGCAGCGTCTACGTGGTATGGATCGTACCTTGTCGTGTACTCGAAACCTATCTCGGCCTTTATTGAGTCAAACAACCGTCCAATGGCCTTACAGATACGATACGCTGTGTCAGCGTTTTCGGCATCCAGTGACTGGTGTTTACGCGCTAGATAGGAGAATAGTAGCTCCCCATGAAAAGACTCGTCTGGATTAGGGTAGCCCCAATCGCGCGCATGGCCGTGTTCAGGCGAAAATGTATATCTGTTTGTAAGGTTGTTCTTGTAGAACACCGTGAAGTACCAGACCGTGTTCTCCACGGACACCTGAGACAGAACAGAGAACTGCGGAAGATACTCGTCTCTAGCCACCACTGTCGGGTCGGGATCGACCCCGTACTGTGCCGTTACAAGCTCGGCTAGTCCTGCCGAAAGCTCCGTCAAACTTCTAGGGTACTCCCCCATCCTGCGTAGAATAATGAAACTCTCTCCAAACTCGAAGTACCCAGGAATGTCAGCGGGAATCCCCACCTGAACGCTCAAGTACGATCCTGTCAACTGATCATCATCATTCGGTCCCAAAACCATTAGCGGATATGCAACCGTTCCGGCGTTTCCTCCAATGGGAACTAACCCCTTGTCAACGAGCAAGGGTACGGCGGAACCAAGGGTGTCCATCTGTAGGCACACATCATTGTATGCCACGACACCTCTAAACTGCCAATTGTCGGGGTTAGCTGCCACTTATACCCCCGCTATACGACAACGAGAATTCCGAGCCAGACAACTGGTCCTTCCCGGAAATCGTGGCGACAACTATCTCATGTGACCCGGCCTTTATACCGTCCAGGTCTATGTAGTTGTCAACGGAGAATTCCCAGCGGTCGCCGACATTCGGAGGTGTGGGGACTGTGACCTCCAATGTGAATTGCTCAACGACAGCCGCCAGAGTGTCGCCAGTGTTGTAGTGGTACACGGTGGTAGCAACACCCGAGGAGAACAGAATTGGCACGCCATCCTCATCAACCATGTACCCTAGCGTGTCGCCACGCAGCTTGAACTGCCCAGAACCAAGCCACTCAAGCGTGTACTTCTGGGACACGCAACCAGCGGCGATTTCCGTTACTTCCGTGGTGCTCGCATCAAAAGCCGCCTCGTTACCAAACACGAAACGTGATGAGGGTATTCTATGGTACGCCTCTACGACAACCTTCTGCACTCCAAACACGCCCTCGATTACCGCCACAACGGCGCTAAGAGGAACAGTAATACCAAACTCCGTAAGAACCGTGATGAAATAGTCCACCAGCGCACGCCGTACTCCGTAAGTAACAGTGCTTCTTAGAATGTTCGGCAACACGTACACCGTGGCCTTGAAGTATGGGGCTATAACCAGTGGGGGCTTAACATCCAGTCTAGTCCCGATAACGGCCCGATCTGCCACGTACCTCCCGACCTTCCCGATGACACCGGAACCTGCGCTGAGCTTAGGAATCCATTTTCCAGAAGGGACGGGATTGGTTCCCGCTACCGCTACATATAAAAGAACATCGTTAACCGTATCGCCGTGGCACGCTCTGGCCGAAATCAAGGACACACCGGGAGTGAGCAAAGCTATACTCTCAAAGTCCCCCAGTGTCACAGCTCTGTCATGAGACCTGTTAGCCAGAGGTCCGTACAGCTTAGCGTGTCCAACAGATTCCTGACTATTACCACCAGAAGGCTGAGAAGTGTTGGTACAAGACGTTAAACCCGCTACGGCCGGGGAGAACTTCTTTATTGCGTCGGTCCCAACACTGTTTCCCAGCGCACCGTTTCCGGTACGATAGGTAGCGTAAATATGCGAACCCTTGTCCGGTTTCTTCCCACTAACGCCGTCACCAAAGATAGCCGTGGCGTTTCCGTCAGCGTCGTAGCTCATGACGTAGACTTCGGAATCAGAGTCAGCGTCGATGAAGGAGTCTGTCTCAGCGTGCGTCCACTTTGTAGCGCCAACATATATCTCGATGTCAAAATCCGCGCACAACTGCACAGGAGCGTTACTAAAAGTGAACCGCTGATTGGCCGTTCCGAGAGACACACCAAGATCCTCATTGGCATACGAAGTACCCTCGTATACGACAACTCCAGACTCGTCTGCCGAAACCGTAACCGGATGCCCAGGAGCCGCTCCCGTACCAGCTATGGTAACTTGCTCTAGCAACTCAAACTGAAGAGCCGGTGTGACATCGGAAGCAGACGATGTAAATAGCGTACCGACCGGGATAACCACCGGGTCCGCTGTGACCACGACCTCCAGCCCCACAGAAGCCGCCGCTGCGGGGCTCATGTGATATCCAATGAGCGAAAGCATTTGCTCTACAGCGGAACGCTGCTGCGCCGTGAGAAGATAACCCTCGTTTTGCAAGCGATCCTGGTAGTAGGACAGGTGATCCGCTACAAAGCACACCAACTCTAGAAGAGTGACCCCAGGATCGGCGGCGCTAAAGTCCGTCCATTCCGGCGTTAAGGTGCGTAGCGCCTCTATAACTTGCGCCCGCATAGTGGCGAAATCGCGCGCCTGCGGGTCAAACTGGAGTGGAAGCCCACCGATGGTGATACCACTAAGAGAACGAGGCATGGTTAGGCCCCCACTGGAACAACTAAACTTTCAAACACACCGGACCCCTTGACCTCGAAGATCACCTTGACTATCACCTGTCCCTCGTCGTAATCCGGGGTCATCTGCACAGCGGCCACATTAACTCTCGGCTCATACGTACCTACTGCCGTAGCAACCGAATTCTGCAACAGCGCCAGCATGGGCTCGGTCATGTTCCGAAACACACTGGCGAAGGCTGTGGTGCCCATGGAAGGTCTGGCGAACCTCTCCCCGAGCGCAGTGGTAACTATGGCGTAGATGTTATTCTTGAGCTTGTTCACCCCGTAGGTGCGCTCAAGGTGCCCTAGAGGCCCAAAACGAAGTGGAAATGAAAGTCCTCTAGGCTGCTGGTCCATCACTTATCCGAAAGTTTCCGTTGCTGCTCAGTTACGTCTCTCTTAGCCAGCGTATACTGGTTCTCCAAGTCCTTGTTGGCCACTAGGATTATACTAAGAAGCCGCTGGAGCGCCACCAAGACTTTCATATCCGCAGCCTGGGCGTGGATTATCACCCCACCCGTCATGGCGTTCACCGCATCCTTGTAGGGGTAGTCTGGGGCCGTCTGCACAGCGCCACGTAGAGCGCCTACTTGATCGTCGATGGTTCCTACGCCTAAAACGTGAAAAGCGGCCAGTCCCGTCGCAGTCACTGCTACGTCCACCATGTTCTGTAAAATAGTGCTTATCTGAGCTATTAGCGTTCTGATCTTGCGCAGCTTTTTGGAAATCATGCTCGCCATGTCCGCGTACTGCGAGGTGTAAAGCTCCTCCCTGGCTATGGTCGAGCGTAACTCCAGCAGAGCCGCCGTTACCGCTCCGATACCAGGAATGCTGGATAGCGTTAGAGGAGTAGACCAATCTGGTAACTGACCACTGAAATGGTCCAGCTTGACAGGGAATCCACCGTACTCACTGAGAGTGGGCGGATTGGGCTCCACTTGCATATTTCCCAAGATTTCCATCAGTGCATACAGCTTTTCAAATAGCGCCTTGGGGTTTGGAGCGGTGGCCACTAGTCCGAGCATGTAGTAGGCCATGGGACCGTCTGTGCGAGGGCGGTTATCATCAGCCTCGTCGTAGAAGCTCTCCACTATGGTTTCAAAAAACTGCGCCGGATTCGGAGAGTGGAACATGGCCTCCTTATACGAAGTCGGGGCCATATAGATCATCCTGAATCCGGTCTGAGCGAAGGTGTTGACCAACGAGTCGATCAACGCCAAGGCCACACGCATGGTGGCTTCTGTTACGCCGGCGAACTCCGAGTTTAGGATGGATACCACCTCAACCATGTGTGACACGAGATCGAGTCCAGTCCCCAGAGGCCCATTGACATAGGTGTCTACGGCGTCAAGAATCTCCTGAACGCCGCCAGGGAGGAGCTTGGACATATCCGCCCTAGCCCACATAACCTCCGGGCCGCTTCTTATGGGAGTGGACGCAAGCGTGTCAAGAGGCATTTTCTCTCCTAGCAACCTCTCCCCTGAGAGCTTGGATCATGGCACATATTCTCTGCGCCTCCACCGTGTAATAGGCGTGGAGTGTCACCGCCAACCCACGTTGTAAAACCTCTATAGGTGTTCCACTGTCAAGCGGCGAGACCTCCTCGCCACGTAAGTACGCCTCCAGCTTACGCAAGTCACTCAGCAACGTATCGAGGTAAGCTCGTCTATCCAGGCCCGCCTCTTCCCATGGGGGCTTCACCTCGGAAAGCTCAGTCTCTAGCTTCTCCAGAGCTTCGATCATGATACCGACCCCACGCCTTGCCCAGGGGCAACCGTAGACCCGGATTGTGCCGTAGGCCCTCCAGCGGTGGTGACGGCGATCCCTGGAGCGACTGTAACAGATACCGTGCCACTACGAACGAATAGATCGATGGCGTCAGCTAATTGGGAAGCTGTGGCCTCGATCTTGGCCGCCGCCTCTGGGGTAAGCCCAGATCCGCTGGCCTGTTTGAAGGTAGTCTCGATAGCAGTACGGAGAGCAGGCTTGTTAAGAGGCATGTTTTAACCATGTTTGTAAGGATATTGCGCCATCACGTAAGGTATACCCAAGGTGACTGTAACGCTGGAACCATCTTAGATCCAGTAGGCGTAAGCCACCGAGCCGCGATTTCCGCCTTGAGGGCGGCAAGCTGCGTCTTTATAGCTGGAGAGGTGTACGCCGGAGAGTACCAAGGATGAGCGTGGCTTATGTAGTCGTCTATCCAGGTCTGGAGCATATCAAGTAGGCCATTGAGAAAAGCCACCAACTGCGTACCCAACACAGCGGGCTCGGCAAAGCTCGGCCCCCCTAGAAGGTTGCCCAGCACTACAAATGGGCCAATGTCTCCAGCCAATGGCGTGGGAGCCTTGGAAGAAGACGCCAAGGGTTGCATTAAGATGCCCACCCTAGACAACGCCCCGGTAATATCGGTGGCACCGAGCATCATCCTCCCAGAGTAGGCCATAGCCTCCAAGGTAGTCTTACTTGGATCGGTCAGGTTCATAGCGTTCAAGAAAGCGAGCTTACCCGTCCCAGAAGACAGGATACTGAAGTTGCCTCCAGCATTGATACCAAAGTCCTCCCCTGCGGAGAATTTGATAGAGCCAAGAACCTCCTTCTTCAGAGCGCCGCCGATTTCGGAGAGATCGTCTGCGGCGATAACCTCTGATTTCCCCTTGAACTCGTAGGTGACATCCTTTCCAAAGGACACCTCGTACCCACCCGCTACAGTGAGCTTCATACCGCCGTCAATGGTTTCGTGCTTTACACCCTTGATGTGAGAAAAGCTATCCCCAGCGATTGTCTCTTCTTGCCTCTTGGCGTAGTGGCGCACTGTACCTGTAGACACGATGTCTATGGTGCCATCACGCAGTATCTCTATATGCGCCCCCATCTTGTGCTCAATGAGCACTCGTTCCTTACCTGGAGTGTCATCTAGTTCTACTCGATGCCCTCCTGCTGTCCACCAACCCTTTACATGAGGGTACTCCCCACGGAAATTAGACTTGGGCACGCCAGGAATGCCACGGGGAGAGCCCTCTATGTCACTCCCATCGACCTCACCCTGAGCGTGCATGGGGGTGGGAGTCTTGTTGGCTTGATACCCAGGTTCCGCCTCTATGGGGATGCCTCTGTCGGGACGACCGTAGCCCTCCTCGAAAACGTACCCGCCAGAGTATATGGGATAATTGGGCTGCCCCTCCTGAAACTCCACCCACACGCGAGAGCCAACCGGAGGAATGTTTACCGCGCCAGAATCAGAGTACCCAGGTTGCGAAGAAGAGGGCATAGCCCACGGGCTATCATCATGACCATACACAGAGAAGCATCGCACCTTGACGCGCTGCAACTTCCTTGGGTCATCGACGTTTACTACTACACCCTCAAACCGCCCAAAGAAGCGGCCAGCGAAGCGCTCATGAAACTCCTTGGGTCCGAGTAGAGGATTATGCTGGTCGCCCATTAAAAGTCCGCTCCCTTAGTAGGCGGGTATGTTGGAACACCAGGAACGGCGGGATAGGGCTGCGTCCAGCCATCAGGATCTTTGTACTCCTTCTGCGGGCCATCCTGTAGGTGAATCCTCTGGTCAGACACGTTGAGCATCTTCATCTCGCCATCGGGTGTCAGATACACACCACAACCTGGCTTGCAAGAAGGAAGCTCCTGCCCTGGATCTTCTCCATTGTAGTACGGGGTACACTCGTCGTTGGCGTAAGCGGCCAGAACCTCCTCCTCTTGCCCGGCTGGGGAAGTCTTGTTCTCCGGCCACCCAGGAACAACGGTAAGCACTGTGGAAAACATAGGATCGAAACTGTGCCGAACACGCTTCACTCGATAGTGCCCGTTGAATCTCCCCAAGCCACTAAGAAGCGTTTTGTACTGAGTTCTAAACATCGGATGCCCAAACTTAAGAGTAAGCTCAAACTCCTCTATGTCAGGCTCCGAGATTCGCCGCCCATTTACAAAAGGCTTCTGAAGCTCAGTGGCCCCAAGCCAACGCCCGTCTGAGCCGAACCCCGGTGCCTGTGCGCCTATAGCCCCAGCTACGTGCCCTAAATAGTACAAGTCCTCTTCAGTAAGACCAACTGAGGGCTTGAAAAGCGCGGCGACTTTAGGAATGGCCCTGACTTCTGGAGGTAGATTAGTGGCCACCAGTATCTCGGTGGGCACACCAGAGGCGTCGGACTGCTCCCAATTATTAAAAACTGTGACCTCATTCCCACGCTTTACGCCCTCTCTCCATATTTGCGCATACTCTACTCCACCGTCTCCGTTAGAAATAGGCACAATGTCATTGGCCTCTCCCTGCAAAGGAACAAAATATGGTGCCCCCCTATCATCTAACACCACGCCCATTCTTCTTGGGGCGGGTTTACCGTGCAAAGAATCGTATAGACTGTCAAACAGTGCTGTATCAAACCCAGGTGGGGCGGGAAGTTCCCCCCACACCTCTCCTCGTACAGACTGCTTCCTATACCCATAAACCCACTTCTCTTGCACCCCGGTACTATTCTCGTAAGGATACAGCCCCGAGTCTCTAAAAGCCTTTTCACGTTCTGACATATCGGCCTTTTGAATAAACACCTCGTCGCCGGTGTCAGATACCGGACCACATACTCCAAGCGGGTCAACATAGTCGGGAATATCCTCGATCATCTTGGCCAGTGCCGGCGGGGGTGGGGCCACTTCAATTTTGGGCTTCTTGGAGCGAACTCTGAGACTAGACACATCCGAATCCGCGCCGCCAAACTTGATGAAAGCGTACCCGGCGTTCTTTCTGTAGTACGGAGGGCTGAGAACGGCGCGACCATCTGTAAAGGTGAGCGTCCATCCTAGTCTACCCACAGCCTTTCTTAGAAAGTCCCCGTCGTTGTTGCCGTGCTGTACGAGTGGATGATCTTCGGGAATAACAACATCCAGCCCAGGCCACGAGCCATCTTCCTCCACAACTAGAGGAATTCGGCTATCCTTCAGCTTCGTAGTAACTAGCTGCCTTAGTGTAAGCCCAAAGTACGTGGCGTGATTACTGGTCCTAGACAACGCGCCGCCTTCTTCGGCGGTAAAGTCCAGAATTATGCCACCACGTCCTGTCTGCCAGTCCAACATGGTTACTTCGTAAGGACCACGAGTATCGACAGCCAATCGGTGTCCAAAGTGAACGTGTACCTGTGCCTGCATATAAATGACAGGCTTTTGGAGATGCATAGAATCGCGGTCGAAGATGACCATGTTCAGGACGGACTTTTTGCCCTCCTCGTCCGTCATGTTTATGCGCTCTACCTGGAAGTGCTCATCGAATGAGAGCATACGACCACCGATTTCCAGACTAAAGTATGGCTCTAGCTCGTCTCCGTAATCCGGGGAAAAGATGCGGGCGTACTCACCATGCAGGAAAGGATCGTTCATACTACCTCGCCAACAACGAGGCCGTCCGAAGACTGGGAATAGACAACAGCGTGTTCTTGGGGAGGTCCAGTGGGTATAGGACATGCGGATTGGCGTCGGCGATTACCCACCATACTGTGGCGTCCCCATAGAACCGCTGCGCCAGAGCCGCCATGGAATCACCTTCTGCCGTCGTGTAGGAAACCCCAGTAGGGTCAGCCACCCAAGTAGTGTACCGCCGTCCGATTTCCACAGTCACCCTAGACAGTGCCGTGCGTACGCCATTAACTTGCCCGTAGAGTAACTGACGAATCCTTGGCACCGTGGCGTAGCGAGACTTGAAGACCATTACTTAAGCCCCGATAGTATGTTTTTGACCTCTGCCAAAGTATCCTTTAACTGAGCAGTATACGTGTTGAAACCAGTGAACACCTTCGCCGCTTGGATGTCTCCGTATAGGCCAACACTGGCGATGTCAAAAGCAATCTCGGCCGTAGCTTCTACTGTATTAAGCTTCCTGTCAAAGCGAGTGTGCTTCAGTCTTACCGAAAGCACCACGCCATTGTACACCTTGGCCCCCAGAACAAGCTGCGCCCTTCCTGGCGACACGAAGTCTGGTTGTTCTACGGTCATTGTCTTGGGGAAAACGAACTTCCTGAGCGCGTTAAGCTGAAGCTCCGCGTCGTGGGCGGGGCTAGTGTACCTACCAAGCTCTCGTCCATATAAGTAAAGCTCAAACTTGAACTCGCGCTTACCGAACATGGCGAAAGTGGCGGCCGAGAAAACCTGGCCCGGATGCTCTGTCCTCTTCCAATCTACGGTATGTAGCTCTTCTAGTACCGTGGGGTTAAACTGAAAATGCACTGGCGGAAGCTTGTCATCGTTCATCATGGGCTGTCCATTGTCGTAACAATGAACAAGCATACCTTTAGCCAGAAGCGCCTTTCCTGGGGTGTGGCCCTCCGACTTCTGCGGCTTAGCCGCAGGTTCTACGAAGTTGCCAAAAGGATTCCAGCTCATTACGCGCTCCTCATGGCAAGCTCTCGGTCTATGGCGTCGCCAAGGATGGGCATGAACTTCTCAGCGAAAGCCACCATCTCATGCTGGTCTAGGCTCTTTAGAGGAACGTGCATGCTACCTAGATTAAGAGACACGTTGATTGTTCTGCTTGCAACACTCTCACCAGAAGACTGCGGCACTGCACTTGGCGGAACTTTGGGAACACGGCCACTTTCGAGTTCCCATATACGCTGCTTCAGCGCCTTAGTTTCGTCATCAGTAGTGGGGCCGAAAGTGAAGAATGGGAGTTTGGCCTTGAGTGCATCTATTTCCTTCTGAGCGTCGGATGACACTTCACCGCCTTCACGCCGAACATCCCCAGTCATGCCGAACAGTACGGCCGGTATCCAAGTTATTCGAGCAAGAAGCGTCGCCACCTCAGTAAGTGTCCCCATCACCCCGGCACCCGCAGCTATAGAGGCCCACAAAGAAGTAAATGCCGTAGAAAGGGAAGTTATAATGCCAGACAACCCAGTGAACTTGGCTATGGCTGTGCCAACTTTACCGAGTCCAGATACAGCACCACTCCACAGACCAGAAAAGTCCAGCCGCTTAAACATCCCAGTGATTGCATCTATCGTAGCCCCCGCAGCCCTTTCTATGGCCCCCCAAACCGCCACTCCTCCGGCCTTCATACCGTCCCACATACGACCCCATGGAATCTTCTCCGCCAAACCACCGAAGGCCCACTGAAAACCGCCAACCATTAGTGGGCGCAATACAGACTGCCAACCCCACACAAAAGGCTTAGCCAGGAGCGCTCCAGCGCGCTTCATCTGCGCTCCAAACTTCCGCGCGGGATTGTCAATGACGTAGCCTACGTTCCCATGATAATTGATTTTGTAAGGATTTAGCTTCTGGTAGCCCTTCTTTATCAACGAAAACAGCCCCATAACCCCACCAGTGGCCGCCGTTACACCGCCCTTGCCACCCAGCAACCAGCTGAACAGGCCCCAACCCTTGGTGAGGGTCTTGATGGACAGCAAGATGCCTAAGAAACCGCCTATGCCAATACCAAGAATGTTAAAGGTCTTCTCAGCCGCCTCTCCACGTCTAACCCAGAACCCTAGCATGGCTCCGAAGTCCCACACCAAGTCAATGAGCGTGGTGAGCCCCTTGACCACGCCGCCTATAGCGTAAACGATACCCTCTAGGAACGGCGTAATGCCGGTCTTTATGCCCTCCCAAAGCTCCTTGACTATCAAGTAGGCTTCGTAAAGGTTCTTGGTAAGCTCTCTGGAGCGGAAAGACATCTCCAGCCACTTGTCCATGGGAATGCCCTTGCCCTCTACAGCAAGGCTAAGAGCGTCGATAGCATTAGAAATATCTTTTACCCATGCCTTTACCCAGTCACCGAAACCGAAGATGTTCTTCTTATAGAGAACATACATCACTCCGATGGCCGCCCCCAATGCAGCAAATCCGACGATGTACCCCTTAAGAGCGTGATATGCTCCCATTACAGCGTTCTTGTACGCCGTAATCATCAGCGTTCCGATCTTGATATTACTTGCCGCTTGCGCAGCGGACCAACTAAGAGCCATTCTAGCGAATTGCACTGAAATGAACACACCCATTAGCCCAGTCAAAGCAAATGCCAGAGCGCCCACAGCGCCTGTTACATAGCTAATCGCCTTAGCCAATCTGGGGTAGTCCATGGCACTGTAACCCAAGGCATTTACTGCCTGAATGGCGCTCTTATACAGAGGCTTAAAACCCTCATCTACGAGCCCCAACGTAGAGCGCTTAAGCTGCTCGATAGACCCGTCCAACACCTCCATAATGCCCGTGGAAGACTCAAGAAAGTTAGCCTGAGCGTCTTTTACTTCACCGTTAGCCTCTTCTAGGTCGGACACAAATCCACGTAGAGTCTTATGATACTTCTCTCTGTAACGCTCAGCTTGGATAAAGATATTGGTCGCCAGACTGCTGCCAAAAAATGATTGCAAATATGTGAATACCTGATCGCCAAGCCGCCCCCTGGCCTTGGCGACCTTCTCTGTAACTGTGTATATGACATCGATCAAGTTACGATACTGGTTATTGGCGTCTATGAAATCTTCCTTCGTCAACCCTAGCATCTTAGCGCCCATCAACTTGATCCTACCACCCCGCACCCCCTTTCCCTTGACCAAGAAGGAGCGCAGAAAGAGTTCATAGCTGCGAGCCAGATTGTTAACATCCAATCCGGCCTCGGCCGCACTTCTACCCATCTGCATAAGTATGGCGTTTATGGCGATAAGCTCAGAGGGGCGGGTAGCCTTGAACTTGGCCGCAGCCGTACGAAGAGACTCCAAGAGAATGGGAATGTCTCGTACACGCATAGCGCTAAGGGTAGTGGCCCTTAGCAGCATATCTAATGTGTGGGGGATACCCTCCACAGTGGAGTTTAGAGCAGAAACGGACATACGCGCCACATCTGCCGCAGAAGCCATGGATATCTCATTAGCGGAGGCTGTTACCAACGCTGAAGTGTAGTCCATTAACTTATTAGACTCTTGCGAGGAGAAGCCTGCCTGCTTCAACCTCTCAAACGCCTCAGCAATCTGGCCGCTGGTAAACTCCGTTTCCAGAGCCAATTTTCCGATGGCCCCTTGAATGCCCTCGTACTCGCCCCGCAACCCTTCCAACTGCTTGCGCTGCCCAGTATAGCCCATGACCACGGCAACACGGTGCATAGCCACTTCAAAATCTCTGGTGGCTTGAACAGAGGAGTTGAACACCGAGGCTATATGAGAGGCAACAGCGGAGGAGATACCTTTTAGATACTCAAGACCAGAGACTACGTTGAAAAGTCCCTGGTGCATGTCTCGGAAGTAACTACGAGTGGTCTCCCCGAGATCGAGCGTTGTTTGCTGTGTCTGCCGAAGAAGCCGGTTCTCTAGCTGGAGATGCTCAGTACCTTGAACCTCATTGGCTAATACAAATATCAGCTTTTTGGTCTGAGCATCAGGCATCTTTACCGCCCCTTTGCGGCCTCGTTTTCAGCCTCATTCCACTCTTGGATGATATCCAGGTAGGCCAGGAAACGCCAGCGCGGAAGCTCTAAAACCTCCTTTTCAGACCAGTGCCAGCGGTCTGCAAAAATAGCCACAATCCGCACTATTGCATTTTCTTCCTCTTCGGCCCACTTGAGCCAGCGAGCTTCACCTTCGACTGATGCAGGTTCCCCGTGCTGAAAAAACGGTGGATATCCACCCGGCCCTCCCACTTCTGAAGCCTGCCACGAGAATCCTCGGCCTCCAGGGCCACCGTGAGGTCTGCCCCAGGCATGTTCTCCTTCACAGCCTGAAGGATGCCCAGGATGACCCCACCAGGAAGTGCCTCAAGCCGCTCGGGGTAGAAGTGCTCGCCATTCTCTCCTCTAAGGCAGGCCGCCAGGGAAGTGAACATTGCCCGCTCCTCGGGCTCTGCCAGCATCTGCTCCTGGTTCTTGCCATTAGGGAAGTAGTAGTACACCTGGGTATGCGGGTTTCCTTCTACGTCCTTCAGTTCCCGCCCCAGGTCCAGCAGCAGTCTCGGAGCCTCGTCTTCGGGCCAGCCAAACACCTCCAGAGTACGGATGTCGATCTCCTTCTCTACCGAAGCGTCGGAGTCGGAATGGTCGAATACCTGCGTGAAGGTGGGCTCACGAGACAGTAGATTGGTGCATAGCAATAGGTATTCTCTGTCCACCACCAGCATATTTCGGACAAACTCCTCCGAAATGAGCGCTGAAGGATTTTCCTTTTTGTCAAGAAGTCCGGGGATAGCTTGAATAATTCTACGCAGCATGAGGGTGAGCCCCTTGGCCGCGTTGTTCTGCGTGGCCCTGGAGGCGCCTAGCTGTGCGTCCCCGGCACGGATCTCGTCGATGACGACTTGTCGGTAACGGACTCCGTTGACCTCAAGACCTACTGGGAGGGTGACTTGATCAGACGCAACAATGGCCACGATGTCTCTCCTGTGTCAAAAGTGTGACGTTAGTAATACGCACCGGGATCAGATAACTACTCCTGATCTTCCTTGATACCCTCGTTCTGCACAACCAACGAAGTGATCAAGATATCCTTGCCGTTGGCGTCAAGCTCGCCACGAGTGTACTCACTAGGCCAAGCGTTGATGACCGTCCAGGTCTTCACCACAGCGCCAGACTTGTCACGAAGGTCGATGCGAATGGTACGACGGAAACTCTCGCCTCCCTGAGCCCCGGCTTGCCCGTCCACGTCGTAGATCGTCTCAATCCAGTCGCAGAAGTCCGTGTCACTGGACATGCCACGCTCAAGCGTGATGGCATCGAATGAAGACTGCCCAGGCACACGCCGAGGCGTCTCGTTCTCACCCCCCTCACGGTAGTCGATCACGTCTACCGTGTGCTTCAGCCCGCTGATCTTGGAAAAGCCTGCACGAGAGAAGCTGGTCCCGTTACTGTCATCAAGAATAGTAACGAGGAACTTGAAATTGCGATACGGATCTGACGGCCTACCAGCCATGGTCTTCTCCTACTTTCGTGGTTATGCGTTCTCGTTAACCGTTAGGCCGGACTGCATCTGGCCGATACGGAAGATCACGAACTCGGCCGGCTTCTGAGTCGCCAACCCGATCTCGCAGATCATCCGCCCCTCTTCCACGTCCAGCGGAGTAGTGGTAGTGGAATCCAGCTTGATGAAGTACGCCTCGCTCTTCTTGGTTCCGCGAAGCTGCCCGGCAGCCAGCATGCCAGCCAAGAAAATATCCACCTGGGTCTTCACACGTCGCCAAGTAGCCGCGTCATTGTT